GGTCCGTTCTGAAAAATTTTCCAGAATAGCGGCTTTGCTTGCGGACATACTAATTCCGAACCTTATGAAGGAGGAATATTTCGTATGAGTTTCGCAAACGAAAAAGCCAACCACGCCATCGAATGCCACGTGACCCAGTGCAACAACCACTGCGGCTGCGCCGACTACTGCTCGCTCGACAAGATCTGCATCGGTACGCATGAATGAATCCCATCTAAATATAGGTTCTATAGCAAGCGGAAATCCCTCCTGGTGACAGGAGGGATTTCTTTATTTTGCGATATACTCATAATACGCCATGAGCTTCTGTTCCGGCCCCGGGCCGTCTTTATCGAGCAGAAACGCCTTTGCCAGCGCGGCGTAGAACTCCGGGCGGTTGAGGCCGAACTCTACGGCGACGGGGTAGTAGTCCGAGTACATCATGTTCATGGTTACGCCCCACGCCCAGCGCGGGACCGCTGGCGCCTGAATGCCCATGCTCTCGGCCACGGCCGTTGTCTGTTCCATCGTCCAGTGCGGTCCGGTCGTGCCGTCGGCGTTGCGCATGACTGCCGCCCACTGCATGGCGGTCGCGCGGTCAAACTCGACCGTCTCCGGCTCGTCGTGGTCCTCGAGCTTATCCAGCCGGCACAGCAGATCTGTGACTGCTGCGGCCTGCTCGACCGTACGCATGGACACCGGGCACTCCGCGATCTCCCGCAGCGCGGCGTGGAGTTTGTCTTTATACGCCTGCATGATAGCACCTCATGCGAGCTTGAGCAGCCCCGTGCAAAGCTCGATCACGGAGCCTGCGGCCGTGCTGTCGGTCGTCGCCACGAGCGTGAATGTATGATTGACGCAGCAGCAGCACCCGGACAGCTCCAGATCCGTCTCCGTGTGGATCTCCGCATTGCCGGATGCCGGCAGCGTGACGCGCTTGAGCGTGCAGGGCAGCGCGACGCCGTCCATGTACCACTGCAGGGTCAGGACGCCCGCTGCCGTCGCCGCGATGACCGCATCTGCGGCCAGATGATACAGGCCGATCTTGACCGTGTCGTAGCTCTGCGGCTCGACCTGGATGGACGAACCGGAATTGACGACCTTTGCCCCGGCCAGCGTCAGCACGTTTGTGCTGTCAGCCGCGAGCAGCTGGGGCGAGTTATTAAAATATCGGACGCATGATTTTTGATACGCCCGATTTCCATTGCCGTTATTACAAGCCATTTTCATTACTCCTTCCGTTTGGGCTTATGTGAAGGGGCATTATGCCCCGGATAGCTATATCAGGATGGGTCCGCGTCAGCCGCCGCAGCCGCACGGATTGCAGGGCGGGTTCTGGTAGTACCGGCCCAGCTGGCCGAGGATGTACTGCGACTGCATGTAGTCGTTGTTCGCGGCTCTGCTCTGCGCGAGCTCGTCGCGCAGACGCTGGTTCTCCTGCTGCTGCAGGAGCGTCCGGGTCGCCTCGCCCTCGGCGTGGATGGCCGTCTTGATCTCGCACGCGTTGATGCTGGCGTTGTAGTTGACGCCGTCGATCGCGCGGAGAATGTCGCAGCAGCACTTCTGCTGCACAGAGATGCCGCTCTCCGTGACGGACTGCAAATCGCGCAGCTCGCCGAGGATGTTGTAGGCGTTGTCCTTGACGGCGCTGGTGACGTCGTATGCGCTCTGGCGCGTTGCCGCGACACCCTCGTTGTTCTGGCGCTCGAGGGCTGCAAAGTCCGTCGCGCGCTGCACGTCGGCCTGGGTCGCCGGGGAGCTCTCGCCGCTGCCGCCGAAGCCTCTGCCCGCGAAGAGCAGGAAGAACAGCGCGATCAGGATGACAATGCCCCATCCGCCGAAGCCATAATCCTTATCCATGGTTTTCCCTCCTTTCTGGGTGGAATGAAATTTGATAGGCGCTTTCGCGCGGTATCACTTGCCGATCTGGCCGACGAGCTCGCCGACCGTCTTGTTTTTGTTTGCCTCGAACCACGCCTCAAAGCCTGGCTGCGAGGCCAGGAAGCTAAGCACCATCTGCGGGCTCTGCCCCTGCAGCGTCGTCTTCGCTGTCTGCAGCAGACCGTTCAGCAGCTTGTTTCCCCCGCCGTTTCCGCCCATCAGGGCCATAATCGGATTTTGCATTGAGCTTTCCCTCCAGTTCTTCGATTTTCCCGGCCATGCTCTGCAGGCCGGCCGTGATCTGTTTCAGCTGCTCCTGCAGCTGGTTTGCCGCCTTTTCCTCTTCTGTCGGCTCCGGGAAGATCCGGAACCGCGCGATGGTCTTGGCCGCCATGCTGTCCGTGCGGATGTAGTACAGCAGGTTCTCGGTCTCGTGCAGCGCGAGCGCGTTGTCGTTCGGCTGCATCTGCAGGTTGTTGATGCTGGCCTCGCTGGCCACGGTCAGCACGCCGAGTTTCGGCGGCTGCGGCGGCAGCTGCGGGCCCTGCGGCCGCGGCATGGGCTGCAGCTGGATCTGCTGCGCGCCGTCCATCTCCCAGCGGCCCGTGTACGGGTTGTACGCCATGCGGTATCGCCCCTTTCTGCTACCATTCTAGCGTTTCCCCGTCCCCGCTGGGGGACATTTGTGTACCATTTGTGGGACATGTGGGCATAGAAAAAGCGCCATGAGCCGTTGCTCATGGCGCTTTCTCTTTGTCCGTTTTCCCTGCCAGACGGCGGGCGGTGTTGTAGATGTGTGGCAGGCGGCGGGAGATGGTTTTGCGGTCGACGCCGATCTCGGCGGCGGCGTCCATCTGCGGGAGCCTGCGCACGATATAAAGCTTCACGATCTGCTGATCGATCACGTCCAAAAGTCCCTCATCAGTGACGCGCTCCCAGTCGCTGCGCGTGAGGTGTTCCAGCTCCTTCGGCAGAGCCAGCCGCGCAGTAATGCTTCGTCACTCCCTTCGGCCCGCCGCCGGGCGGGGCTTACTTTTCCTTGTGATTCAGCACAGCGATATTTCCCTTGTTGCTGACTTCGAGATCCAGCGCGGCGGCCAGATCGCGCACCTTGACGTAGTTCGTGCCGTCTTTCAGGATGCGTTCAACGGCGACTTCCTTGCCGTCCACGATGATCTTGCTCTTTTCGACCACTTCTTTTTCCCCCTCTCCGTTCTTTCCATCTTCGAGGGCCATCACGGTATGGCCCTCGCTTACCAGCACGTCCCCGCGCAGGAGATTGGCGTCTGTCGTCAGGTACTTGCTGCCGGTCAGCAGATCAAAGTCTCCCGTTGCGGGCCAATCGTGCAGCATGCAGTATGTCGTGCAGCTGTTGCCCTGCCGACGGTAGAGCGCTTCGACCGACGCGCAGCCTGCGGCCACGGCGCAGAGCGTCATGAGGCCGGAGCAGTCCGTTTCGACGGGCTTTGTGATTTTGCTCACGTCCCACTGGACGGCTCTGGCGGCCTCATACGCCGTGTTCCGGTCGCTCATGTCGTAACCGATATTCCGGTTTTTAATGGCCGCCTCGCACGTTTGCGCGGCCCGCTCGGCCTTTTTGCGGCTCTTGTAGCGCAGGACGCCAAGCCAGCGGCCATTGTACCAGCGCGAGATATTCAGTTCCCGGCCGTTCTGGTTTCCTGGCTGCTGGTTGCGTCCTCCGGTTTCTCCAAGACTGGCCTGCCCAATTTTGATACTCATGCTCTCTCACTCCCGTACAGCTCGTGGTGCAGCTGCAGCACGGCGGCCTCGATCAGCTTTTCGACGGTCTCGACGTCGAATTTAATACCTTTCCCCGCGAGGAAGCTGATTACATACGCTTTCTTTTTGTCGCCCTCAGACGCCGCATAGAGCTGCTCCGCCGCCTTTACGCCGATCTCAACGTAGGTGCGGAGCGTTTGCAGCTTGTCCGCGTCGATCTTTGTTTTGAGCCACGGGATCAAAAATGCCGAGACGAGCGCGCTGATGAGCGCGATCACTGCCGAGATGATTTGCGTGTAGTCCATATGTATGCTCCTTTCAATCTTTCAGCACGATCTCCGCGATGCGTGCTGCCGCTTCCGGGCCATATTTTTCAGCCCATTTATCCATGTACTTCTGCGCGTACTTCGCGCGGTTCTCATTTTTGGCTTTCCAGAGGTAAAAGCCGCTGGAAGCCGTCGTTTCAGCCAGCACCGCAAGCGTGATCTCCGTCAGGTCTGCGCCTGCCGCGCAGGCGATGATAAGCGCGAGGCTGACGAGCGCGCTGCAAATCAGCCACTTTTTACTGAATTCCATTGCTATGCCCGCACTGCGCCTCCAGCTGGTGCAGGAACTTTTTCACGTCGCCGTTCCCGCCCATCTTTTTATACTTCTCTCCGGCGATCAGGCGTTCGGCCATCGGCATTTCCTCGCTCATGATTGTGAGCCGGAGAATTGCGAGATATTGCTCATCCTGATGCTCCTGCATTTTCCCGAGCTTTTTGTCGATCTCTGCTAGGTGCGCCTCCTGCGTTGTGGCCTTGCCGCGCTTTTTCTGTATCGCGCTGACGACGGCGTTGACGACCGCCGTCAGCGCGGACGAGCCGAGCACGGCGCAGACGAGCGTAACGATGATGGTCTTGGTGTCCATAGCTATGTACCTTCTTCCGTGATCTTCTTCCACCCGTCCGGGTTAACGGATGGGTTCCAGACGTTGGCGGCGAGCAGGGATTCGTAGAGCTCGTCCTGCCACCAGCCTTTTTCGCCTTTGGAGAAGGCAAGGCCGGCGGTGATGGTCTCGGGGATGAGGCGGAAGCCCTGCTTGTAGGCGATGTCCTCCCAGAGGGCCGGGGCGGCGTCCGGGGTGTTCTGGGCCGTGTCCCAGAGGTCGGAGGCGGCGCGCTTGATGGTGCCGCCCCAGTTGATGCGCATGCCGGCTTTGACGAGGCTGCCGGAGCCGGTCAGGCGGGTGAAAAGCTCCGGCGCGAGACTCGCGTCGGCGTCAGTGAGACTGGCGGCGCTTTTGACGATATAGGGGCGCAGCGCCCGCGCCCGCTCGGTGTAGGTGCTCATGTTATTCCGCCTCCCCGAGCAGGATCTTCGCGGCGGTCTCTGCATCCGTCAGCGGCAATGCTGCACCCATTTCCTCATAGCTGCCTTCTGGCTCAGTACCTTTCAACGTGTAACCGGCGAGATGAAACACCATGTCAGAAAGCACCTGATGCTCAGTTTCTTCTTCATCCATGATAGTCGCAGCCATCTTAGCGCAAAATCCTTCTGCCTGTTCTTCTTTGCACGGTACATAACAACCGTTGCTGTGCAGTCGAATGAGTACAATACTGTCCGCATACCCGACAAATGCGCCGTCCTGTTTTACTACATACATGGCGTCCCTCCAAATTTCTCTTGATAGATTTTCTCCAATCGCTCTGTGCTTGCTGTTCTCAACCGGTTTTTCCAGTAGCCGTTTTCCTGCCCCGGCCATTTTTCATCCGTAAAGTCTTCGCCGCAGCCGTTTTTTTCATACCAGCGGTAGAGATGTTCAAGCATTTCTTGCCGCATCGCGCCATCTGGTGTATTCTGCCTGAAATGCTTCCATCCGTTTTCGGACGTCGCAGCGCATATCCGCCTGCCGTCCTCTGCAAACAGGAACCCTTCAATTTCCGATACCACAGTTCCGTACCGGAGATTAAATTCCCCATCTATGCCATGCCCACGGAAGCGCTTATATACGATATACTCCATGCACTTTTTCCTCATACGCAAAAGCCGGGCGCGAGGCCGAGGGAATAGAATCTAGAGGATCTTTCGACTTTCCCGTCGGTGTTCACAAGCGTGAAAAAGTAGGAGTCGCGCGCAACCGGAGAACGGAGCCACCAATAAGCAGCGGTATTCGTGTTGTTGTGCTTGGACTTAATTCTGCTGTTCCCAGCGGAATAATAGGCGTACTGTGCTTGTTTGTTCCGCTCGTTTGAATTCGCTTGCGAAATGCTCCCGAAAACCTCATACTCCGAAAGGAGGAAAAAGTAATCCGTCGTCGCTGTGACATTGCTCGCTGCCGTACTTCCGCGGCCGGCATTGTCCGTGTACTTTGTAACGGACTTGAGCATGGCACGAAGCGCTGCCGGAATGACTGCAATCATCGTCCCGGAATAGCTTGAGAGGCTCGTCCCGCAAATGTTTGTGCGCATTTGCGAGTTTTGCCATCCGCCAGCGTTGGTGCTGGTCGCGTTCATAACGAAATAACCCGCGCCCGGAGTCGCCCAGTCATTATCCGGACCATATTTATTATCGCAGAGGCACACGTCCGTACCGCCGGAGAGCGCTGTCTTTGCAAACTGAAAATGGATGCGGTTTGCGCCCTCTACGCTCGCATTATGGTTAAAGCCGATAATGAAAGCGTAGGTCGTGACATTCGAGAGCGAGAGCTTTCCGACCGTGCCGTTCAGCGTGACCGCCTTTCGGTCGCCGATGCTCCAATAGTTCGCGCCCTGCCCCGCGTCGGAAACGGACTTGATAACGCTCCACTCGTTATTGTTGAGCGTAGAGCTCGCGAAAGAGAGCGTCAGCGCATAGGAGGTCGTGCCGGAAACGACATTGACGGAGCCGCTTGTCGTCTGCCCGTTCTTTGTTGCGACGATTGTATATGTACCGGTTTCCGTGACAGTGAAAACAACTGTCCCAGTGCTGGTCTGTGTCTGAATTGTTGCGCCATCCTTTTGTAATGAAACGGCCGCGCCGGAATCTACTGTAACAGTAATAGTCGCAGAGAAGAATGTTAGTGACACCGCGTAACTGTCCGTGACGGATACCGTTTTTGTATCAGATGTTTGTCCGCCCAGCGTAGCATTGACGCTCCATGTGCCGGCTTCCGGTACGGTAAGCGTGCACGTTCCATTGACCGACGTACCACTCACAGATAGGCTTCCTTTTGTAGCAGTGACAGTTGCACCAGATGGCACAGTTACAATGATTTGCAGTTCTGTACCAGTCTGAATGGCCTGAATGGCCGACACGAAGCCCTCCGGGTACACCAGCTGCGCATCCGTGCCGCCCTTCGCGCGGATCGCGTCGGCGACCGCTGTAAGGTCAGCCGTGTTTGTCAGATACTCCGCCATCAGAAGCTACCTCCATTCGCGTTGGTTATCTCTACAGCCGCCCATGCACCGGAAACAACACGCAGGAATTTTCCATTATCAGCGGTGGTGACAGCGGGCACTTCGCGAACCTTGACAGCTCCGGTTTCCCCGTTCACGCTCGTCACGGGCGCTTCCGTTAGGTAGTCCGTGCCCGCCACGGCCACCGCCCACGCCGTCGGCTTCCCTCTGGCGTCCACCGCCTTGACCTTGATCAGGTCCCCGACGGAAGCCCCGGAGGCGAGAATCACATCTTGCTTTCCGTTCCACGCGTCTTTGTTGCTGCGCACGTCGGCGATAGCCTCGTCGATCTGCGCGCCGGTAAACTGGCTGTTGTAAGCCATACGATCACTCCTTCATACACAGAAAATCCTCGCCGTCCGCGGTCTTCAGCGCCTGCGACTCTCCCAGCGGGATAAAGCCGTAGTTGTCGTTCCAGCTGCCGTCCGCGCCCTGCGCGAACAACGAAATGCGGTATTCCCCATCACCGGAAAGCAGAAAATCGTCGTAAACCTCAAAGGTGCGCTGCGTGCCCGCCGGGGTCTGGGAGAAGGACGCGATCAAAGCGCCCTTCCCGCGGCCCCAATCCTCGCCGGACTTCGTCGCGCGGCACTCGAAGGCCGTGTAGGCGATGTCCGACGAGAAGGAAACGGTGATCGAGTCGAACCCCGAGACCGCCGAGATCTTGTTGCCCGTGATGGAGAATGTCAGCTGCGGCGCGGCCATCAGGCGGCACTCCAGGTCCCGGCGGCGTTCTTGACGAAGACCTTGACGATCTTCGTGCCGTCGCCGGAAGACGCTGCCTCGAGGTCCGCGCCCTTGACAGTGACGTTGATGGCGGTGTTCTTCTTGTAGCCTCCCTCCGTGCCGCTGACGTTGGTGGAGCCGCCCGTCGTCGGGATCTGCGTGCCCGCCGTGTGCAGGCTGCTCGTCGCCGGGACGACGCGAATGGTGTATTCCTCAAAGTCCACGTCGCAGACGAAGGAGAACGCCGCTGCATCGTAGCCCGTGACCTTCGAGATCCTGCTCTTGTCGGGGCCGGTGATGGTCACGGCAGGAATCGACGTGTTGAGCGTGATCGTGTCGCTGACTGCGGCCGTTTCGTTGCCGACGTCGTCGCGCATCTTGACATAGATCGTCTTGAGGCCGTCGCCGTCGGGCAGCGTGATGGATTTTTTCGCGGTGAATGTCTCCCACGACGCTTCCGCCTCGGTCCCCGCCGTCTTCGTGCCCCAGATCTTCATCTGGTATCCCGTCGTTGTCTCGTCGGAGACAGAGATCTTCGCCGTGACGGTCGCGCTGGTCGCGTACTGTGCACCGTCGTTCAGGATCAGCGATAGGCCGGCAGGTGCCAGCGTATCAAGTGTCAGATTGAAAAAACTTGCCATCTGGATTTATCCCCTTTCTTCGCTTGTGAGTTCAATGTACAAAAATCCGCCCGGTCTTTCGTAGATAGTTTTCGTGCCCAGGTGGGCGGATTTGATGCCCATGGAGCCGATGAACAGCTCCAGAATGCGTTTGAGTCCAACTGCCAGCATGTTATCCCTCCAACAGATACAGTGTCCGCGCGTCCTTTTTGTCCAGCGCGTCATATTCGGATTTTGTCATCACGAGGATCGCGTCGATCTGTGCCGACTGGATGCCCCCGCCACCAGAGCCGCCGCCGGAGCTGCGGGCCTCGTTGATGGCGTCGACGAGGTTGCCCTTGTTGTAGGTCTTGAGGTCGTCCAGATCGCCGATCTGCTTCTGCAGCTGCGCCCAGACGGGCATGGACGGGTCGGCCGAGGCGTCGCCGGACGGATCCGCGCCGGGCTGGACCTTGCCGAGGCTCACCCAGACGGTCGGCAGGACGACGCCGCTTTCGTCCGCGCCATAGACGCCCACGCGGGCGTGGCGGCCCGGGACGGCGAGAACTTCGTGCGGGACGGGAACGGTATCCCCGTCCCAGTTCGCCGCCAGAACGTCGACGGTGGTCTTGCCGTTCGAGAAGACGGCGGTCTTCGTCAGCCCGTCCCACTCGGGCGAGAAGACGAACTGCACCGTCACGGCTTTGCTCATCCCCGCCGTCAAAAGCTCCGGCGGCGACGCCAGATGCGCGCACGCGCGGGAGCAGTGGATGGTGATCATGCGTTATCAGCTCCTTCGAAGGTCACAAACGGCTCAAGGCACTTGATATCCCCGGCGGAAAGCCGGATATCGAGGTCGAGTGGAAGCGTGATGTGCGGCAGCTCGGGGAGCGTGTCGGCGTCCAGCTCGTTCAGCTCCGCCTGCGGCCGCCCGCTCATGAGCTGGTTTCCGTAGAATTCGAGTGTTGGGTTGAGCCTGGTCGCCAGCATGGCGAGCTGATAGGCCTGCCGGAGCGGCAGGTCCTGTTCGATGAGCTTCTGCAGTGGCTTTGCCGCGAGCGCGATGTCGTATAATTTCATGATGCCCTCCTTAGTTGATGGCTGTGCCGTTGACGGTCAGCTTCCCGGATGAGTTGCACGCAAGGGTGCAGTAGCGGTATGAACTGTAATACAGCACGATTTCGTCTCCCCTGACTGTCACGGGATAGCTCGATGTCCCTATCTCAAAGCCGGTCGAGGACGGCGTCAGGGTTCTTGTTTTCAGCTCCAGCGAATTGTATCCGCTCTTGAGTTCTGCGGCGGATACCGTGCCCCACTTCGCGGCGTAGGCCGTCGATCCGTTTTTCAGGAGCACCTGGCCGTCGGTTCCGCCGCTCGGAAGCGTGCCGTCGACGTTGCCCCACGTGCAAGCGTAGTTTGTGGCGCTGGATTTTTTCAGCACCTGGCCGGATGTTCCGCCGGTCGGGAGCGCGCCTGTGATGCTGCCCCACTTGGCGGCGTAGTTGCTCGCGCCGTTTTTGAGCAGGACTTGACCATCGGTGCCGCCGGTCGGCAGGATGCCGTCGGGGCTGCCCCAGGTGACGGCGTAGTCGGTGGCGCTGGATTTTTTGAGCACCTGGCCCGTCGTTCCGCCGGAAGGCAGAGCACCGTTGATGTCGCCCCATTCGACGGCGTAGTCGGCGTTGTCTGACTTTTTGAGGATCTGTCCGCTCGTTCCTCCGGTCGGCAGGAGGCCGGTGATGCTGCCCCATGTGAGCGCGTAGTCGTTGTCGGACGATTTTTTGAGTACCTGCCCGGCCGTGCCGCCGGGCGGGATCTTCGCCGGCGCGTCCGCGCCGGGGTTGCCGATCGGGAACATGACGACCTTGCTGCCGGACAGTTCGAGGACGGCCACGCGCTGTCCGGCGGCGAAGTTGATGCCGGTGTTGCATTTAAAATGCTTCTCGGTCGGCTCCTCCGCGCCGTCAGGTGTGAGGGTCAGGCCGTCTTCCTCGACCGTCGCAATGACGGCCAGCTGGAACGGCTGCTGCTGTTCTTCGGTCTGCTGCTCTTCTGGTTCTTCGGTGTACAGGCTGTCGACGCCTTCCATTATGCAATCACCGTCCTTTTTGCAGAGTGTGTCATGAGGCTTCCGGCTGACAGCTGCATCTGCCAGCCGGTCTCGAGGTAAATGCCGCCGATGTCGTCGTGCGTGAGCGCGAGGACGTCACCGATGCCGTGGCCGGGGTCATTGAGCGTGTAAAACGTGATGGCCCGGGCGGAAAGGAGCGACTCGTTGCGCATGCGGTCGGCGTAGGCCTGCAGCTCCTCCTGCGAGGCGATGTTGTCGACCTTGATGAGCGAGGCGATGCGCATGTTCCGCCGGAAGGTGGACTTGCGCGACTGCGGATTGTCGTTGACAGCCGTTGCGACCATGGGCTGCTCCAGATCCGGGTTGGAGCAGACGCAGATGAAGACGTTCGGCGCGTTGAAGATGTCTTCCTCATCTGAGAAGTTCGGCCCCGGATGCCGGTCCGGAAGGAAGAGGTCCGTCGTGCCGTAGGACCAGTCGATGTTCTGCGCGCTCGGCTCCTGATAGGGCTCGAGACGGGCGACGCCGGAGGCGTCGAACCAGAGGCTGTTGTAGTTGATCTCGGCCAGCAGGTCGTTGACGATGGTCAGGTAGCTCGTGCCGACATCCCAGTCCTCGCGGTCGGTCTGCAGCGTCGCGTCCGACGGCGTCGCAATGACGAGCGCGACGCCGCAGGCGGTGAGCAGCTTGCGGATCTCGGTGAGATAGGACGCACCGGCGGACAGGTGCAGGATGGTCTCGGTGCGGTTGCTGTAGACGCGCCAGCAGCGGTCGTAAGCCTCGACCTCGACGCGCTTCTGACCGGCCGCGCCCTTGATGCTCGGGGTCGCGGCCTGATAGATGCCGAGGGGCGTCTCCTTCCCGTCGATGGCCATGACGGGCTGCAGCTCGTCGGAGAGGTAGTCGACCGCGTCGTTGACGAGGAAGGTGCCCTTGATGCTGGTGTGGATCGTCGCGTCGCGGCTGGCGATGATCTGCGGGGCGCTGCCGGTGTCCCATTGGAGGTGGGTGATTGGTGCGCCGTTTCTGAGTACGTCGACGCGGAAGCGGACGTCACGGGTCAAGGGTGATCGCCTCCTCTCGGTTGGTGTGCGAGATGGTAAAGGAATAGCGGCGCATGAACTCATCGCAGTTGCTCTCGAGCGACGGGAGCGAGCCGACGACCATGTTTCCGTATCGGTCTTTGAGGCAGACGAGGCGGCCGACAAGGGCCTCCAGCGCGAGGGCTGCGGCCCGCTGCGCGTGCGGCCAGGCGCAGGCGACGGACAGGGCGCGGTCGCGCTGCTCGCTGCGCTCCTCGACGGGGTAGGCAAGGCCCGCCAGATGGACGGTCGAGACACCGGCCGAGAAACTGGTGCGGTTGGTGCGCAGCTGCGTTTCGGACAGGCGCATCTCGAGCCAGACGCCGGTCTCTAGGTCGCAGATCATGTTGGTCTCGGGCAGGATCTCGACGGTATCCGAATTGGACACGCCGTAGTTATCGCTTTCGTCGTAGCAGCCGCGGACGCGGTAGGTGACGGAGCCGATGCTGGTGTGGTCGATGTACTGCTTTTGGACGGTGCGGGCGATGGCCACGCCGTCCCGCTCGACGAGGTAAAAATCGTAGCTTCCGGCGGTCTGCCAGGTGAGCGCGGCCTCATGGCCTGCGGTGGCGGTCAGGGTAATGGCCTCGCCCTCGGTGTGCGAGATGGGCAGCGCGGCCGCAGACCACTCGGACCACATGCCGTACTTGTTCTGCACGCGGACGCGGACGGTATAGCTGCCGTCGGCGAGGTAGACCGGCGAGCGCCATGCCTTTTCCGTGCCGTAGACCGTGCCGGAGGCATAGCCGCTGGACAGCGTCAGCTGATAGGCCTCCTGCTCAGAGGTCTGCCAGGTGATGCGCGGGCGCGGGCCGGTGGACTGGATCACGATGGACGGGGCCGACGGGGCGTTGATGGCGATAAACTCGGCCTTTTCGCTCCACGCCGAGGCCGTGCCGTCGGTGTTGTAGGTGCGCACGCGCCAGTATTTTGTTCCGCTTGTGAATTTGTTCGCCGGAACGTCGTAATACTGGTTTTCTCCCGTGACGGTCGCGAGCGTGTTCCAGGTCGTGCCGTCGGCGGACCACTGCAGGTCCGCCTTGCTCTGCGGCGTGCCGGTGGAAATGATGTGCTGCCACGAGAAGCGGTTGGCGATGGTGGCGTCGATGACGATGCCCGCCGGGGAGATCGCCTTACAGGACGGCGTGGCCTCGGTCGTTGAGACCGTCACCCAGGCAGACGTTGCCGTCAGATCACCTGCGGTGATCGCCGTGACCATCCAGTCGACGGACTCGTCGGAAAACGTCTCTGCCGGCATGGTATAGCTCTTCTTCGAGCCGGAAATGGCAATGCTATGTGTGGTCGTTGTGCCGGTTTTCCGCCAGTAGAGTGTCGCGCTTTTCTGCTCGACGGATACAGGCGAGTATAAGGCTTCTTGTTGAACGTCCCACGAAAAGACTCCTGCAGCGTGCTTTGGCGTATAGGCCCCAGCTCCCGGCGACATCCCGGAAATGATTGGGTTCTTTACTTCAAACCTGTACCACGAGGATAGTGTGGTCACGCCCAACGAGGTCGTCACCTGCACGGCCCACTCATTTTCACCAACCGGAAACTCGCCAGCAGCGATCGTCACGCTTGTGTCATTCGCGCCCAGATCGATCGTATGGACCGTGCTGGAGTTTTTTACCCTCCAGCGGAACTGCTGCGCGGTAATGGTCGGCAAATCATAGGCAGAATAGCTATCCCAGTGATAATACCATTCGATGGTCTGCGCAATTTCCGACGCCAGCACGCCCACGCCGCTCTTTGCGTTGAGTTCCGGCGTTACGGTCGTATCCTCGTATGTGATCTCGATATACGGCTTGTGCGACGATTTTGCCGTCTGCACGGTTTTCCCGCTCGTGGTTGCTTTTGCTCCATACGTCAGCAGATTCTTCAGTTCCGACGCTTTGAGTTCCACCGCCCTGTTATAATATCCGCTTGGTTCAAGGCTCAATGGGCCACTGATTTTGTATCCGCCGTAGACAAAAGGCTCAGTGTTGTACGTGATCTTCTGCAGATCTATTGATTCGTGCAGGATCGCGATCGTGACTCCCGCATTGCTCGCATTATATCTGTACGACATGTACAGGTAGAACGTGACAGCCGTGATCTTGTGATACCTGATCGCTGCTATCTGAGCCGCGGTCGGGGCGAACGTGAAGTACATGGGCCGCCCATATTCGTCTGTCTCTGTGGCTCCGTAATAGTTCGTGTTCGGCGCGCTGTAGTCAATGACTGCGGAGTCGTTTGCGTAAAGCGTTAAAACGCCCATTTACTTCGCCCCCATTCTGGCTGTGATCCTCGCGTTTTTGGCGATGCGGAGGATGGTGTCGAGGTCTTCGACGTGGTCGACGTAGACGGTGGTGTTGTAGGTATCGCCGGAGGTATAGCGCGTCTCGCTGGCCGTCTGGATGCGCGAGCCGGAGGGGAGATAGATCCGCTCAAGGCCATTCTCGTTCACCCGCGTCCAGCCGCCCGCCCAGTTGTCCGTGCCGGCGGCGTTTCCGCGGAGCCTGGCTCCCGACCCGCTCTGGTATGTCAGTGTGTTCACTAGGTCCGTTGCTGGCTCTGAATACGCTTTGTCGATTTTATCCCCCAAGTCTGAAAAATCCCAGTTGAACAGAGCGCTAAAAATCGCGCCAAGCGGTCCCGTTATCATTTCCACCAAGTCGAAAATTACTCTAAGCCCGTCTGCAGCAGTTGCGATCACCCCGCTTGTTATTTTAAATATCGGCTCAAGTATTATAAGAACGTCCCCAACAGCCTCCAGCGCTGGAGACAGCGCCGTTACGATGTCCAGCAATGTTGCAAATACTTCAATCAGCCCGCTTTCCGATGCATCTTTCGCTAATTGCGAAAACGTCTCGCCGAATTTGTTGTTGAACTCCGTAAGCGCTGGTGCAAATTCCGCTGACATGGCGTTTTCTCCAGCCTCAATTTGCAGATTGTAACGTCTCATGGAAGTGTCTACTTTATCCAGCGTGTCCAGCATATCGCTTCCCATGACATAGCCGGTATCACGTGCTTCCTGCGCATATTCCCGCAGTCTCGATGAACCCTGTTTGATTAGTGGGTTCAGCTTCTGGGCGCTCTCATTCAGGAGCGCCATGGCTTTTGCGTCCCTCTCCGTGTAGTTTTCAACGCCACCGAGGGCGTCGATCACATCCATAAAGACAGCGTTGGCATTCCGAAGGCTGCCGTCTGTGTTCGTGATCTCAACCCCGAGCTCACTGAAAGCCGCAAGCGTATCGCCGCCGTTCTCATAGGCGTCATACAGATTTTTGGTGAGATCCTTGATAGAGTCCGTAATCGTGTCCATGCCGACACCCATCAGCTCGCCAGCGTAGGTCATTTCCTGAATGGTGTCCGTCGTCATGTTGTAGGTCATGGCAAGGTCCTGAATATCGCTTGCGCGTTTTCCGGATTCCTCAGTCATGCTTTTCAGCTTTTCTTCAACCTTCGCGATCGCCGTTACCGCTGCCGCCATGGATCCTGCCATGGCAACGGCGGCTCCGCTTACATTTCCGAGTGCTCCGATTGCCTGTTCTGCGCCCTCCGGTATATTGATTCCAAACTTGTCACCCAACGTCTTGACGAGATCGCCGAGCGTCTTTGTTTTTTTGTTGCCCTCTTCCTCTGTTTTCGTGAGGTCTTTCAGGCCCTTTTCGGCCGAACCGGTTTTTTCTTCGAGATCTTCCAGTCCTCCGGAAAAGTTGTCAGTCTCTACACCAGCATCTTTGAGCTGCTTTGTATTGTCACGCAGCGCTTTTTCCATTTTCAGAAGGGCCGTTTCTGCGTTATTTAGCTGTTTCTGGTAATTTTGTGTTGCCGTGGAATGCTCACTGAGCGATTTTCCGGCGCTTTGCACCATTTTCCGCAGCTCGTCGATTTTTTCCTTCTGCGTTAAAATCTTCTGGTTCAGGACCTCGTTTTTCTTGGTCAGGCCCTCGACGCTGCCTTCGCTGTCTTTATACGTCTCATCCAGATTTTTCAGTTTACTGTCCAGATTGCCAAGCGCAGCATTGATCTCCTTGACCGCCTGCTTATACTCGGCCTCGCCGTCCAGCTTGATTTTTGTGTTGATTGTTGGGCCTGCCATTATCCCACCCCCGCGATATAGTCGTGCAACGACGGTTTGGAAGTCTCTTCGTCTTTAGAAGTTCGGCGCGGTGCGATCAGCTCAAAATACTCACGATAGAGCGATACGCACCGCGCCGGTGTCATGGTCCTCCAAAATACAGTCTCGTCGTTGTGGAGGATATTGATCCAGATGTTTAAAAACCACGGAAAATTTACACTGTACGGTTCGTCTCCGTGGTCTTCACGTTTTTTTCCTCTTCCGGTTCTGAATCGTCCGGCTCCTTGATTGCCGCGATCAGCATGTCCATCATCGGCTCGCACAGCCGCTTGAATCCGCTCATACCGAGTGTTCTGCCAAGCTCCTTCGCGGTCACCCGCTCGGGCCAGCCCTTGCTGTCTGCGTAGTCGTTCATGGCAGCCGCCGCAATTTCAAACACCGTCTTCATGGTCCGGCCTTTCAGCAGGACCGCATTCAGATTGCCGTCGTGCAGCTCCTGAAGATCAGCGAGCACATTCATGTTTACCGAAAGCTCGTATGCTTTGCCCCCGTATTCAAACGGATGCTTCTTCAAACGAATGTCCCCCATCAGGTCTCACCCAGCTTTCCCTTGATCCAGGCGACGGCCTCCGCCGCGGTGTCGACGGTCTCGGTCTCGAGCAGCAGCTCGTCGGCGGAATCGTCCGCGAGGAATTCGCCGGTCGTGGTCGGCGTGTTGAACTGGATGTTCTCGCCCTTGGTCTGGTAGGACAGCGAGGGCGGGCCAAACAGCGCTTTCGGCACCCAAACGCAGGTGTATTTGGTCACGCCGTCGATCTTATCCGGCGCGTAAAAGCCGATGCCGACATAGTTTGCGATGTCTTTTGCCGAGAATTTCAGATTCTCCTTGCTCGTATCGGATGTGCATCCGTATAGCATGGCCTGTGCGGCCCTTTTGATGTACTTGACAGCCAGCGAGATCGTGCCGCCGGTGGCAAGCTTGATATACTCGGCAAGCTTGGATTCCGCGTACAGGCGGCCCTCGGCGAACTTGAGTTCCAGCTGCGCGCTCATGGCGTCGCCGACGTCGGTCGGCTCTGTGTAGGTCACGGTGCCGGACGTGTTTTTATACTTTCCCGCCCGGATGCCGCGTAAGTCAAAACTAGGCATTATTGTAAGCCCCTTTCACGTAGTTTTTCATTGATGATCTTTTCAAATTCCTGCTTGATTTTTTGGCTCGCTTCCTCTGATCCCCGGTTCCAGAAGTAGGTTCCGACGATCTGCCCGTATTCTTTTGATCGCCCGTAATTCATGACGAACACAATAAGATTCCTGCGAACGCCGTTAGCGTTCTTCCCGGATACCGTCACTGTGACATACGGAAGATCGTTTTTGTCCCGTTTGATTTTTTTGCTGTACTTGATCTTGTTTTTATAGCCGCCGAAGTCAAACCCGCTCGTTCTGACCCTTTCCCAGATCTCCCGAACGGCAATGTCTCCGGCGGCATATAAAAGCTCCTGTTTCATTTCATCGTCGAACAGATCCAGCTTTGACATTGCATGGATCATTTCGTTCATGCCCTCAATCTGTAGACTAGCCATACTCCGCGCCCTCCGTTTCGGCGATGATCGCGATCTGCGTGCGGCCTGTTTCCTTGTCGTAGGTCTCCATGTCGACGGTCGCGATGTAGCCTGCGGCCTCCAGCGCGGCCTTTACGCGCTTTAAAAGCCCGGCGGCAAAGCCCTCGGCAAAGATGGAAACGGCGTATTGCACGCCGGTCTCGGCCTCGCCGCCCTCGGCGTAGAGCTGCCCGGACTGGCCGAGCAGCTGATAGGTGATGTAGGTTTCTTCTCCGCCCTTGTATGGCGGGTGGCAGACCGGGACGCCCAGGTCTGCCAGCGCCTCATAGATCATCATGCGCCGTCCCTCCGTTTGCAGGTCAGCTCTACCTCTTCCGTCTCCGCGCCGTAGCTGCGGACGACGTCAAAGACGTCCGAGCCGCAGGTGAGCTGCTGCTCGCCGCCGTATTCCGCGCTGTGCATGCGGAAGATCGCGTCGGTGCGCTTGCCGGCCTGTGCGGCCTGGTAATACTCGGCGCGGTTGACGGACTTGCGGGCGGCCCAGACGGTTGTCTCGCGTTCGAGCTTTTCGGTGGTCTGCCCGCTCACGATGGGGTAGGACAGCAGGCGCAGCGTGATCTGGGTGTCAAAGATCACAGCACGCGCCCCCTCCCTCGGCGCCCGGCGAATAGTCGTCGGACAGGCCCATCGCGTCGCGCAGCTCCTCAAAGCACGTCTTCCATTCGTCGCCGCGGCCGCAGAAGTCATGCTGCCAGCGGACGAAGGCTCGGACGGCGTCTTTGACCAGCGGGTCTTCGTCCGCCCCCTCCGCGCCCGCAAGATGCAGGCGCAGGAGGCAGGCGTCAATCTCGTCGGCGAGCTCGTCGTCAAGGGCGTTTGTGGTCAGCCGCAGGGCGGTTTTTGCAACGTTGATCAAAGCCATTGGTTATCCCTCCCTGTTGGCCGCGCGCCGTCAGGCTTTCTTCTTGGTCAGCGTGACGAGGCTGGTGACGTCGGCGCACGCGCCGTCGGCGATCTCGATGGCCTTTGTGACCTCGTCGTCGGTGTCCTCGTCGGTGTAGCGCTTTACCGTCATGCCCATGTTCTCGTTCCAGAGGTAGTACGCCGGATCAAACATAAAGGCGAAGACGGTGTCGGCCGTGACCGACGCCGCAAAGGCCGGCAGGTAGTCGCCGGTCAGGATGACCTCGCGGCCGAGGATGTAGTTGACGGGCTTGCCGTTGATGCCGTAGTTGACGCGCGCGACGGGCTGGCCGTTGTTGTCGACCATGCCGACGATCTGCGTCTCGAATGTCTTCTTGGACATGAACCAGACCGCGCCGTCATATGCCTGCGGCAGCGCAGCTTCGGCCTTGCACAGATCCTTGTAGGTCAGAGCAGTTGTCGCGGCGGCAATGTCGATGTTCTGGCCGGTCGGGGCGGTCTCTGCAAGGATTCCCTTCGGCTGGCCGGAACCGGTGCCGTTGATGATGGCCTGCTCCTTCGCCTTTACCATCGCATTTGCGACGTTCCGGACAAACTGTGCCTCGAACATCGGGTACGCCATGATAGAAACTTCCAGCGACATGGAGATCGCGCAGCGCAGCTTGTGGTACGCAAAGACGATCTTGCCGGTCGAAGTCTTCTGTTTGTCGGAGCCCTCACCCTCGGCGACCCAGGAGGCCGTCGGCTTGGCCGAGCTGGTCGGGACCTGGACGCCGCCCGCGTAGGACGTGTGTGTTACGCGCGGCAGGATCATGCCGATGGCTTCCATCTTCTCGTAGATCTTCTGGATCGTCGTGGTCGGGATGACGCTGCCGACGTCGGTTGTCTTGGTGTTGGCGTCCACATTGGTCAGCTCTGCGGGAATCTTCTTGCCGGTCAAAACGTAGTTCATGAAGGCCCGCTTGTACTCGTCGGTGTCGTACCGGTCGAGCACGTCCGGAGTCTTTGCCGTGCCGGACAGGTCGATGGACTGTGCCGCCGCAGCCGGAGCCGCGACTTTCTGACCCGCAAGCGCGTTGAGGTTTGCCTGGATCTTGGCTTCCTCCTCAAACTTGGCGTCGAGGGCCTCGACTTCTTTCATCTTGGCCTGTGCCTCTGCGGTCTTGCTTTCGTCCAGCAGCTTCTGGGCGTCGTCCATGAGCTTCTGGCGCTGGATGTTGTAAATTTCCTTCGTCATTTCAGTTCTCCTTTGAGTTTTAAAAATTTCAGTTTTGCTTCTGCCTGCGCCCGTTTGGGCATAAAAAAATCAGGCTCTGCGGCCTGACCTTTTAAAAAGTTTTCCGCGCGCCGGAGCGCGTCTTCGCTGAGCATGCCGGAATAAAAATCCGCGGCCAGCGGTTTCTGGCCGGTATCCGGCTGCATCACGCGGTCGACGAGGCCGAGTTCTACGGCCCGCTCCGCTGTGATCCATGTTTCTGCGTCCATCATGGCGGCGATCTCCTGCTCTGTCTTTCCGGTCTTGGCAATGTAGGCCGAGATGATGGCGTGGTTGGCGTCGCGCAGGACACCGGCGGTGTGCTCCATCTGGCGGTAGTCGCCGTCGGCGCTGGACTGGACGTTGTGGATCATCATCATGCCGGTCGGCGTCATTTCCGACTCGCCCGCCATGGCGATGATGGACGCGGCCGAGGCCGCAAGGCCGACGATGCGGATGTGGACGCCGCCCGCGTAGTTGCGCAGGGCGGTATAGATCTCGCTCGCGGCGAAGATCTCGCCGCCTCCGGAATTGATCTCGACTTCGGCCCGCTCACCGTTTCCTGATGCAAGCGCGTCGGCTACGGATTTAGGGCTCGTCGCCTCCATGCCGTACCACTGATAAAAGCGGTGCTGGTTGCTGGACACGATGGGCCCGCGAATGCTGATCTTCATGCGGTTTCATCTCCCTTCTGGTTGGTATTCTGATTGACCGGCTGCGTATCGAGCCGCCGGATTGGCTTGTCTCCGCCGTCTACCGGCGCGAGGTTGAATGCGCGCCGCCATTCGTTCGGCGTCAGCGCGCCTCGGTCGACCATCTGCAGGAGGTTGAGCTTGGTCGAGGTCGAGGCGAAGTCCCACGCGGAGGCCTCGAATACGATGCGATTCCCGCAGCCACGCTCGCGCCGGGAGAATAGCTTGCGGGTGTACTCGCCGCTGAGCTGCTTCAAAACCGGCTCGATCTCGGCGTCAAAATAGGCGTTCTGCTCATCCTCCGTCGCAATGGATGTGACGATGTGCGGGTTGGTATTGAACAGGGCATAGATGCGCTGCGTGGTCTTATCCATCTGGGCGGCGTTCGGGACGTAGTCCTTGGGGTCGATCTGCTTGGCCTCGGCCTTTGCGTCTACTGCTGCAACGCCCGTGCCGTTAGTCACGTTCAGAAAACTGTCCGCGAAGTCCTGCGCGCGCTGCTTCACGTCCTCCGGGCGCATGGACGCGGCGAACATCAGCAGCCAGCGAATCACGGCGCTGTTTCGGATGGCCTTTACGATGCCCTGATCCGTCGTCGTTACGATCTCCATGAGCGGCACGATGGCCGGGGCGATCGGGTCGCCGAAGATATCATTTTCGTAAAAGTCCCCGCGCAGGTGGATGATGTCGTCATAGGCAAACGTCAGCACATTGCCGTTCTGCATGTAAAACTTCAGGTACAGGTTCCCGCCCGCGTCGTAGACCGCGTCGGCCTGCATGGCCGCGACCGGGAAAATGGCGTTCGGCAGGCCGTTTTCATCCCGCAGGATCACGGCGAATGCGTTGTTGTTGAGGACCAGCTGTGCGGCCAGCTTTTCCTGCAGCAGCTGGCCGGTCATGTACTGGTTCGGCTCTTCGAGCAGGAAGCGGATGTACGGCTCCGGGTTGACGGCGATCTTCCGCGTCTGGGCGGTGATGGTCTCCCGGATGTGCTTTGCCGTCAGCTTGCCGATGGCCTTGATCTTGGGTCTGACGCAGGCGCGGACGATATCGGATTGGTACATCTTGCCGTTGTAGCTGTAAAAGCCATTCCCGCGCTCCTGCACCATCTGGACGGTCGAAACGCGCTTGGTCGTCGTGATATTCGTCAGGAGGTTTTTTAAAAATCCCATTGTCTCACTCCTAGAGCATACTGGTGTATTCCGCCTGCTTCTGATCGTAGATCGTGTAGGCGTCTAGCAGGGCCGCCGTGCCGTCGATGCGGCGCGTGGACTTGCTCGTCTTGTGCGGCTGGATATTGCCATTTTTGTCCTCGTCGTAGGCGGTGTTTGCGAGGTTCCACTTGTCGATCGGGTGGTTGTTGTAAATAATGCGCTTGGATTCCAGGTCGTTCCCGCAGCGCTTCATGGGCTCGGACAGGGTCTTGACACCCTGATGCACGGCAATCATGGCCTCGCCCCCGAAATAGTCCGCCATGCTGTCCACCCAATAAGACGCAGACCACGCATCATACCCGATAAAGGGGATAAAAATATCGAGGTCTTCCTGTACCTCGATGAACCATGCTTTGACGTCCTCATAGCGGATCTTGTTGCCCTCGGACAGGCGGAGCAGCCCGCGCTCATGCCACTTGTCGTATGGGATTTTGTCCTCCGTGACGCGCTTTTCCAAAAGGTCCTGCGGCAGCCAGTACATCTGCAGCACAAACAGGATCTCCGGCAGCTCCGGCACCTGGAACATGACCTTCGCCGCCGTCAGGTCAGTGGTCTTGGAGAGGTCCGCGCCGCCGATGCCGTATCGCGGGTAGGAAAGCACGCGCTCCTGCGTCTTTCCGTCCGCCATGTGGTGCTGCCAGATCAGGCGGCGATTTTCCCTGTCGAGCTGGAAGGTGTCGCGGTTGTCCAGCTGCTCAAAGTTGAGCCAGGCTTCGCTGGAGGTCTCGCGGAGGTTGAAATCCTTGCAGACGAGGTTTCGGACGAGGGCCGGGTTTTTCTCCGCCCGCTCGACCCGCTCTTTGAGGGCCGTGTAGCTCTTGATCGTCCCGAGGCCCGGATTTGCCTTTTTCCAGCAGTCCGGGTCCGTCCACTCGCTGCGCTTGTCGAGCTCGTAAATAAACGCGATCCGGCGCGGGTCGTGGTACCCGTCCGGATCTTCGTAGCCGTTTATGATGCGCTCGGCTTCTTCGTATTTCTCGTCGTAGATGTCCTCGCGGATGGTGCCCGCTGTGGAAGTGATAAAGATCAGCGGCTGCTCACGGGCCGTCACGCCGTCGGCGATGATGTCGTACAGGGCGCGCCCGCTCTTCCACTGGTGGATCTCATCCATCATGGCCCCGTGGATGTTGAGGCCGTCGAGGGTGTCACTGTCAGAGGCCAGCGGCTTGAAAACGCCGTCGTTAAAATCGCTGTCCAGCTCAGCGACCAGACTGCGCATCCGGCGGCAGAGCGCCGGGGACTTCTTGACCATCCGCTTTGCTTCCTGCCAGATGATCTTCGCCTGGTCTCGCTTGGTGGCCACGGCGTAGACCTCCGGGCCAGCCTCACCGTCCGCCGTCTGCAAATACAGGCCGACGCCGGAGGCCAGCAGCGATTTGCCGTTTTTCTTGCCGACAATGAGGATCGCCTCGCGATACTGGCGATTGCCCTCGATGTCGATAAATCCGAAGACGGTCGCCAGCAGCGCTTTTTCCCATAGCTCCAGCCGGACGAGCTGGCCGCCCGCCTTGCCCTTGGAGTGGTGGCAGTAGTTCTCAAAAAACTCGAGGACGTGGTTTGCCCGGCGCGGGGAATAATAAAACTCGGAATCCGCGTTTTCAAGCTGCGCGACCACATGTCTGTAGGTCTTCTGCACCTTGAGGCTCACCGTTTCACGTCCGGACTGGATCGCGGCCCAGTATTCGAGGATCGGATTGTACGTTTCTGGATAGCGCGTCACAGCTCGTCACGCTCCCGGACAAAGCTTGCAAAGCCGTCGTCCTCCTGCTTCGGCGCGGTGTCCGGCTTCGGCAGGAGCGCCGTGAGCTGCTTGATGATCTTCTGGTAGTTCGCGTTCGTGGAGTTGTACGCCTGCCCGATCGGCCGGGCGCGGTCATATGGCTCGAGCCGCTCCGACTGCTGGAATTTCTCCGTCCAGCCGTTTTCCCGCAGGTCGTCCGCCATGTCCTCGCACTCGATTCGCATAAATGCTGCCTGATCGATGAGGCCCGCGACAGTCCCGGCCGCTTCCTTCGGCAGAAGCTTGTAGATCCTCCGGAGTCTGGCTTTCTCGGCGCGGATACGCTGTTCCTTTGTCTTTTCCTGCCTGTTCGCCACAAAAACCGCCTCCTTTTCGCGTGATTTTTGCCGTCTGTCCGCGCGTGCGCGTAGATTACTTATCGCCGCGCTATTGTAGGGGGGCCTCGCGAACGGCCTGCGTATTCTTCCGAGGTAGGGCGTGCGGTGATCTAGCCGGCGCCCCGGCCTCGCGCGACGGGGGGGGGATCGGGTCTCCGGCGGCGTCGAAGAAAATTTTTTGCGTCAGAGATTTTGCGACTCCGTGCCCGTCAAACTGATCGTGGCAGTCCTTACAGACGTACTCGAGGTTGGAGTAGGACAGGCTGATGTCCGGGTCGGTGATGTTGTCCGGTGTCAGCGCCCGCTTGTGATGGACGATGTAGCCCGGCTTGTCCCGGCACTCTTCGCAGAGGCCGCCGTCGATGGTCCGGCGGAACTTGATATACCCGGCGCGGCATTTCTTCCAGCGCCCGGACGCGTAAAAGCTCGCGGCCCATGGCTGCATCCTGTTCCCTCCAATTCTTCACGCTATCACTGTAGCACAGATTTTAGGCTCTGTTAGCTCAACTTTTGCGGTAGCCCATTGCCCGCGCTGCCTCGTAGACAAAGCGGCTGTACATCCGCTTGGCCGTGGATGTGCTCACATGCACCCTCCGGGCAGCGGACTCCAGACTCTCGCGCGGCCAGATCCATGTATGCAGGCGCACGATCTCCAGTACATCGCCGCCGTCCCGCCAGGTCTGCACGGTGTTGATGGCGGACTGGATCGCCGTGTAGTCCTCGTACTCCCGTGAGGACAGGACGCGCACCGCAATGTCCTCGACGGCGCGGCCGGAGGATTGCCCGCCTGGCTGTGAGGAATAGCCCGGCGTGATCTTCTGCCGGCTCATATCCCGAACCTGTCGGCTCAGTTTCGGGTATTCGCCGATGGTGCGGCAGACATTTCCGTACCACCAGTATCTCGGTTTCGACATCTGTTCAGCTCCTTCCTTCTTCGTCGCAAAACTCAACACATTTACAAGGCTTAAAGAAGGCGGCTCCCGTTCCGCTTATGTGTCTCGTTTTTGGGGTCCCATACATATTTGAAATATAGGAATCCATACTGCGTGGCTCTGGACTCGACGAGGATGTAGCCGCGCGGGGCGACTGGCGGGCGCGTCGGGCTGTAGTCCCGGACCGCCTCGGTCGCGGGCTCCGGCTCCGGCCGGACGCAGCTGCGGCTGGCCTTGTACCTGTGGCCGCCGAACTCCTTGCGCCAGTGACCGTGCAGGTAGTTGGCCAGCGCCTTGTAGTCCTGCCCGTGGTCGACCTTATTTCCGTTCTCATCCAGATAGTAGTTGTGCTTCCGCAGTGGCTTGCAGTCGATGACGCTGCCGAGGCCCCAGAGCCTGCCGAGCTCATCGGCAGGAATTCCGTCCGTGATCAGGTGCAGGTGGAAGCGGTTGGTCGATTTGCCCCGGCCGTAGACGATGACGATCTTGGCCTCCGGATACCGGTAGACCATGCGGCGGTAGAAATTATCCCGGATCCTGCGCATCTCCTGCGCGGTATGTACCTCATGTTCGGGGTCGAGCGTGAGCGTGGAGTAATAGCTCGACGGGGAGAAGTTGGCGTTGACCAGCGCCGCGAACTTTGCAGCCGAGATCCTGGTGTTGAATTCCTCGCGTTCTTCCTGCGACTGGAACCGCGGCTTCTTCGGCCGGCTGGTCTTCGGATCTGTGCCGCACGCCACCGTGTACACGATCTGCTCGCAGACCCTCCCGGAAAACTTCCGGCGCTTGTGTCTCTTTACCATAGCTCCTCCTGCCTCGGTTTATTTCCCGAGGCTCGCAATGATGCCCTTTTCACGTTCAGACAGCTCCCAGACGTGCGCGGCGGCTTTCTCGGCTGCTGCTTTCTCGGCGGCAGCTTTCTCGGCGGCAGCTCGGTTTGACAGCAGCAGCCCATGACCAAAGATTCCCTTTCCCATTTCGCGCTGACTATCCAGTTTGGTAACGTACGTGCAGTCCTCGCGTTTAACCGCAAACTCTATACCGTAGTGCGCATATTTCTGCAGCATGGCTGCCGTCAGCACATGGTCCGGATATGTATATTTCGGCAGCGCCTTTTTTGTCTCCGCCTTAATTTGCTGCATCGCCCGCTCGACTGCCCTTCTGAGTGATGGGGCGCTCTGCGCGACGTTTCCTCCGAAGCTTGTTACAAACGCCGTGCGAACAACTGCGCCATTTTCATACGTGATGTCTGCATCGCAAATGATATGGTTCATCCGCATCACAGTTGAGCGTCCGGAAAACGCCGTGAGTGATGGCGCAAAGAGGAAGAACGCGATTCCTCTGTCCAGATAGAATTCGCAGATTCTTGAGAGAATCGAAAAAGGCGGGTTGTCCAGCACGACGCAGCCGTCCGGATAGTCAAAACGTTCATAGTCCCCACCCGGATAGAATGGCCGCACGATGCAGGCCGGGTCAATCCCATATTCTCTGCACGCCCAATCCCGGATCGCATCATAAACAAGCGGTGGCGTGTAGCAGTCGTCCGTTGTCTTTTTGGGTTTGAATTTCTCCGTAAATGCGTCATACTCCGGGTTATCGTCAAATAGGCAACCCTGTTCCCATTGCATGCTGTAGCCCTCCTTTGTTTTTTCTGCCCGCTCAAAGCGTGGCCGGAAATTCCGGCCATGCGTTCAACTGGCAGTCCCTTCTTCTGTGTACCCGCACGCCGTACACGTACACGTATCTGTCTTTTCGTCCCAGCGGCAGCAGCCCACAGCCCAGCATTCCGGGCAGATTACCCACGGTCCTTTCTTTCCATCCGGATCTGGCCCCGGTCCGTTTTGTGTCTCGTCTCGCAGTGTAGCCGGAGACTTCTGCCACATTTCGTCAAGCAACGCGCCTATCCTGCTTTTCAGGCTTCGCAGCTTAAAAAACACCAGCACGCCCAGCGCGATCCACTCCATCGCGGCGGCAAGCTCCAAAATCTCAATGATCATTTTCTTCTCCTTCCACTCCTTCCAATTCTCCTTTGCAGTATGTGCAGCGGCTCGGCAGGCTCTTTTTCAAACCGCCTTTTTTCCAGAGTTCGAAGCACGGTTTCTCCGGTCTGCCGCAGTATGGGCAGCGGTAGACGTGGAAGATATCATCCCAGCGCCAGACCATGCGGACTGCGTTTTTCTCCTTCAAGTCCCATCGCCTCCCTCATTGCTTCAACCAGCCTCTTTTCAAGTTTGTCCTGGTCGGTCTTCACTTCCATCGTTTCGCCCTCCTGCTCTACCCACACGCCGTCCGTGCGCTTCGCAAACCCAGCAGGCGCGAAATTTCTGGCGTGTTCCAGCTCCGGCGTATGCCTGCACGTTGGATAGATGCATTTCTCGCAAGCCTTTCTGTCGCAAAGGAACAGGATATTCCGCTCTTTCTCCCGCGATACGCCGTTCGGCAGAAGAACGACTGGCTGTCCGATCTCCGCCGCAAGCTGCTCCTGAATCTTTTTCCGATCTCCGTCACGCAGTGCGACTGTGCATTCCAGCAAAATCATTTTCTTTTTTCCTCCACGTCTTCCGGCGGACGGCTGAACGAGAATTCCTTGCGGTTCCCAACAAAATTGGGCTCCGTCCACCTAATCCCAGCGATTTTCATGCCGCATTGCGGGCATTTTTGTGGTCTGACGATTCGTTCTTCGAGTCCAAAGTCAAGGGTGTCTTCTGCGCCAAATGGAAAGATGTGCCGTCTTGCATCGTCGCTCACGCTGAATTCGTCGAAGACATAGTTGCATACCGGGCAAACGGGGCACGAGTCCAAGACTCCCTCGCTCTTGCTTCCTCGTTTTTTGATATTTTCTTCTGTTTTCTCTGATTTTCTTCCGCCGCGTCGTTTTCCCGGATCTTCTGGTAGTATTCCAGCAGCTTCTCCCCGGCATTTTTGAGCAGCACGGTATAGCAGTCCGGCACATCCTCCGGGAACCAGCCTGCGATGGGGCCGCCGCTCAGCAGGCACTTGTCGCAGTCGTCCGCCCTGCACGCCTCTATCGCCTGCATGATCTCCGTAAAACTCATATCTTTTTTGCCGAGCAGCAGCGCTTCCCGGCGTTTTTCTTTTCCGCTCATTCCTGCGCCGCCTCCATTTCCTTGCGCTCCTGCATAAAGCCGTGCAGATAGAGCTGCAGGCGCTTTTGGGCGGTGTTGATGTACTTGTTGAGATCCTTCTTCCCGATCTGCAGTTTGCCTGTGGTTACGACGCGCAGGTCCGGCGTGCCGATGACCTGGATGCAGGCGGGCTCGTTTTCCTTCGGGCCGTCAGCCGTCATCTCAAACAGCGGAGGCGTCAGCTGGTCCATAGTGACGCGCGGCGGATATTTCTCATCCCGGAACTCGACGTACCAGCCGGCATCCTCCATGGACGTCTGGAATCTGCCGAGCTCGCCATAAAATAGCTCCATGATCTTTCCCATTGCGATTCTCCCTTCAAATTGTAAGTACTTCCCGCCTGGACTGGCGGGCAAATTTGCGTTCCGGGCAGAAGCGGCATTCGGTGCAGCTCCAGGCGCCGCGGTAGTTGTTGCGCGTCGGGCAGAGTGGGTTGTAGCAGATCCCGGAGCCTGCCCGCTGCGGGCCGCGGCCGAATTTTTTCTTCTTCGGTTCGGCTTTTGGCTTTTTGGCTGGATCCCTCTTGGTGACGAGCGTGGCCGCGCGTTCTTTCCGGAAGCAGCCGCAGCTTTTTGCATGCCCGTTCCGGAGGTATTTTCCGTCCTTGCTGCAGATGGTCCCGCATTTACACCGGCAGATCCAGTGCGCCGTGTCTCCTTTTTTACTGGTATCCCGCCCGATGACGTGCAAATATCCAAAATCCGCGCCCGTCAGATCGACTACGTGTGACATTTCCATTCTCCTTTCGTCAGGGGCCGGTCTCCCGGCCCCTATGCAGGGCGGACTTGCACCGCCTGCGCCTGCGCGTCCCCCTGTCGCCGCAGACGAGCTGCCCTTGTCTGCTCAAGCAGCTTTATGAAGGAGGTAACACGATGCCGCCGGGCGATCCCGACACCCGGCGTGGGGTAACGTTGACGGTTTCCATCCGCGCGCACGTTCCACACGCGCTTTTTATCCCCGGCCCGCGGGCTTGAGGTTTCGCGGGCCGGGTGCAAAGCCGGTGGATCCTCCCGCAGCCGTCTCATGGCGGAGCGGCCGCGGCATAAGTCCGAAAAAATATGGTCCCCGGCTGATTGCTGACATCAATCCTCGGGCTGGCTAATGTTTTTGTGCCGCAGCCCGTCGGCGTTCTCGGTCAGCGGCAGCGCCTGCCGCCGCGCGTGCTCATCCGGGTCCCAGCCGCACCGCGCGCAAAGAACCGGCGCGAGCTTTGCATACGGACAGGCATTGCCCTGCTTCGGCAGCCCGCATGCCTCGCGCGGGCTGCTCTCGTTTTTTTCTGGCATGTTAGACCTCCTGGATTTCGATCCCGAATTTGGACCGCATGAATTTGCGGTTCCGCAGGTACTCCTTTGTCCGCGTCGGCTTGGACTTGACGTCCTCGACGACGAGCTTGCCGCCGAATTTGTACGAAAAGTCCGCCGTGTACCGCACTGCGCGAATGCGCTCACCGGTTTCGGTGATGTAGCTCTCTTGCAAGGTGAACTGCGGCTGCAGCCGCAGGTCGGAGATGATCCCGGCCCGCAGCATGACCATCAGCTCGTCATAGCGCCGGGCTTCCTTCCGGCTGTCAAAGCGCAGCTCGCCGCGCTCGGCGGGCGTGCTGTGATACTTCGAGGCCTTCTTCGGCGCCGCGGCAGCCCCCGGCATCTGCTGCCGTGCATAAAGCTCCCGCATCCGCGGTGGCATGTCCGCCATGGATTCAAACCGCAGGCCGCTCATTCTGTAGCGCCCCAACTGCAAAAATTGTCCGGCTCGACTGCAGGAGCGTTGATAAAGGACGTGCGGGAAAAACACCGGCCTTCTATCCTGTAAATACAGTCCTTGCACCGCACCACCTCCGCAACATCGGCGGCGGGCAGTTCACGAATAGCCCGCAGCTGCCGCTCCGTAGTGTTAAAAAGATCCGAGTCCTGCAGCGCTGTCAGCGCTGCCTTGCGGCTGATGTATTCGTCAGGCATGGTTGGCCTCCAATTTGCCTTTGTGTTTCTTCACGAGCTCCTTCGCTAAGTTCAAGCCGACTGCAGTATAGTCAAATTCGGAGTCCCCGATAGCCGGTTCAACGCATCCTTCCGTCCCACCATATGTGCCATGATGCTGTGCGAAGTCACTTCAACGCGCAAATCTGAGATGTGCCAGCCGAAGCCGGTGGCAGCTCCAAGATACTGGTGCAGCTCCGCAGGCTCTAGGCAGGTTGGCCGCGCAGCATCCGACGGGATCCTTCCCGCGCCGTTAATGTTGATGATCTCATCGCACAGAAATTCCCCGATGACTTTGCCGTTTCCGCATTCGTAGATGTAGCACTTAAACGGCGTATCCATCTTCGGTCGTGTCCTGCGCACCTCAATGGTCTTCCGCCCTGCCATGATCTTCTGGGCCCACTCCGGGCGGATGCTGATCAAAACAGCTTTACTCATGCTTGTCTCCTTCCTCCATAAACCAAATTCCCTTTGGGTGCAAAAAGTCGCCCTGCACGATGTTTCTTTCGAGTATGTCCATCACTTGCACGTCTTGGAATCTCTCATGCACAAGAGCTTCCACTCTTGCGCGGCATTCCTGCACATTGTCATCTTGTATTTCGATGGTGTAATATGATGCGACCGCTGTTCGAACATCTTCTGCCGTCGTGCATTTTGCAAGCTTCCTTCCTATGATCTCCACTGCAAAATTGCCAGTTCCGCCGCATGGCTCAATAAATGTTTTCTCAATGTCAAACGCATGACCGTCGTTTTCCTTATCCAGCAAATCACACATGTGCTTAACCATCCACGCAGGTGTAAATACCTCGCCGAATTTCTTCACCCGCGCTTTTGACTTGATCGTATTCTCCACCATGCCTCGCGCTCCTTCGCCATCTTCAAGCAAAGTAATCAGATGTTTTGCACTTCACACCTTTTCTCCTTCCTCCGGCGCGTCCGGCAGCGGCATCCAGTGGGTGACATTGGTAACATACCTATGCGCATATACCAAAACCAAACCGTTCCCATTCCACGCCACAACCCCAGGTCGATACTGTGAAAATGGATTGTCCTTGTACCATCCAAGTACTTGAACATCTCTTTCCGGCAGCCGCTCCGCCACCGGAATCCACCTCGGCTTCTCCCGCAGCGCCGCGTTCTCGGCGGTCAGGCGCTCGATCATGTTAGCAGCCGCAAACTCGATGTATTCCCGCCGATCTTGGATTTCTCCGACCTTGCAGTTTTCGCACGCGTCGTCGTGTCCAAGCCCTTTCGCGCAGCATCGCAGCGCCTGCGCGATTTCCTTGCCTGTCATGGTTTTTCCTCCCTCCCCGGCGTCAGCTTGGCCAGCATGATCTGGCCGAGATCCGCCACATATACCAGCCGCCCGCGGCTGTACACCATCAGCTTGTCGCCCTGGATTTCCATCCGGTCAGCCTCAATGTTCGTGATATCCTGGCAGGCGTCACACACAAACCTCATACCAGCGCCCCCGGCCGGGTGTCCGGCGTGTAGTGGAGCTTGGTCGCGCGTGCGTTCTGGTGGAACTCCGGGCGGGTAAATTTATAGCCCCAGTGTTTGGCTGCGGTGAAAAGGGCCGCATAGCCGTCCTCGGCGCGGACGGTTACTTTCTGGTCTCCATATGTAACGGAAAAGTGGTTCTGGCCGGTGTATCCGGCCTGTGCGATCACGGCGGGGCACCGCGGCGCCCGCTCGCCGGGGTAATCGATGCTATTTCGCAATGTGTTTGCGCCTCCTTATCTGGTTGTCGGCATGGACCATCTGCTTTCCCGCTGCAAGATCGGGCTGCAGGCTGTCCCTGTCACGGTGGTTTACATCGTAGATGTGGTTCCGGATGCTCTCGTAGAGCGTCCATGTGCAGCACCCGGCGCGGCATGTGCCGCTTCGGTCCGGGCAGTTCCGGCCGCAGGGCGGCGGGATGGGCCGCATGCGCGGCGCAAAATAATTCACTCCGCTTCCTCCTGTACGTGCTGCAGCCATGCCGCGAGCGTTTGCAGCTCCGTCTCGCGCTGCAGCAGGTCTTCGACCGTGTCCCGGTCGACGCGCGGCATGCTCTGCAGTATCTCCCGGTCATTGGCGCAGTCATCGGCAAAAGCCATGACGGCGTCGATGATGTCGGCCAGCTGATCCGGCCGGAGCTCTACCGGGATCTTTGGCTCGTCCTTCACCGGCTTCACAGGATCCCGTAGGTGGTCAGGCCCAGCGCGATCGCGCCGGTCGCGACGCAGGCGTCGGTCATCTCCGCATACCCGGCGATCACCGCCAGCACAAAGGCCGCGCCGCCCAGCCACACGCAGCAGGTCTTCGCCACCCGCCGCATGGCCTCCCGGTACCGCAGCTCCTCCAGCAGCCGCTCCTGCCGCTCCCTGGTCTCTTCCTCCGGCTCAAGCCCGAGCCGCTCCGCAAGATTGGTTCTCATAGTGCTTCTCCTTATCTTCTTCCGTCCAATTTGTTGACACGTCTCTATTCCCCTCTTATAATGATCGTGTCAATATGAGGGGAGGTGAACATATGACGAGGTCTGAAATTGCGCTTCAGCTCGCGCTTGCCGCGATCGAAAAGGGCAATCTGATCATTACTGATTCGAGCAATGAATCTCTCGGCGACCAGATTGCTGTGCTTTTCAACCGCATCTATCGCGGGCTCGACGCTCATTGCGGCTCTGATTCCTAAAACTGCCGCAGCTCATGCAGCAGCGCAGTCAGGACCGTGATTGCGTTGCACGTTTCTGCCTTTCCGGCAGGCGATCCGCCGTTCTGGGCCAGCAGCTGCAACTGCTGTTCCAGTGCGGCGATCGTTTTTTTCTTGAGCTCATCCACCCAGCGCACCCCCTTCCAGATCCAGAATCTTCTCGATCGCAGCCTTGACCTGCTTGCCCTTCCGGGCTCCATTCAGGATCTTGCTGAGATACGTCTTGTCGCAGGGGATCCCTGTCCCCTCAACCTGCGCGGCCAGCCAGTCCTGCGTCTTGTCCAGATCGATCAGCCGCTTGCGCACGGTCTTCCCGAAATTTGTCATGCTGTCTCCTTCTTCGCTTCCTGCATCCGCCTGACGAGCCGCGCCAGACGGGCGTTTTGCGTCACGAGCTTCTGCGCGTCCAGGTCAAGCCCCTTGCGTTTCAGCCCGTTTATGATCTGCGCCGCCTGGCACTCACACACCAGCGCCGCTTCGATCAGATCATGCAGCTCCTGCGCATCCAGCGTCAGGGTGTAGGTCTTGACGTTCGCCATAATATCGACTCCTATGTACGCGCCTTGCGGCGCGTTTAATTGCTGGCCGCGGGCAGACGCCCTTCGGCTGCGGCCCGCTCGAGGATCTGCCACGCCACGCGGCGGGCAGCCTGCCGGTTGGCCTCCTTCTGCTCCGGCGTCAGCCGGCGCAGGTAGTTGTCGGCGATATACGCCGTGCAGTTTGGGAAATGATACTCGGCCACGATGTGCGGCTCTTCGTCCGCGATCGGGTCATACGGCTTTCTCATGGTTCAGCCTCCTTCCGGCGTTAGTTTTTCCAGATTTTACAGCTTTACGCTTTTTGCTCTTGTCCGACCCCAGCCCGCGTGGTAAGATATTGGCCGGAGGCGATTTTATGACAAATAGGCAATACGATATCTGTACAAAAATTGATAACAAGTGGACGCTCAAGAGAATCCTCAAAGAATTTCACCTTGAAGATTACAGCGCCCTGCAAGATGAGCTTGACGATCTCAATCTCGATGCCCGCTGCACGCTCGATGATAACGACCCCGTTTCCCTCGATACCCGCTCGCAGGCTGCTTTTGAGGAATCCCGGCGAGATCGGCGTTACCGGCTTATCCCGGTTGTAATTTCCGTTATTTCCGTGTTCTTGGCTCTTGCTTCTGCGTTGATTGCGCTTGGAGCGCTCCAGCTTTCCAGTATTGAGATCTTTGGTCGTCCCCTCAGCTTCCTAGAAATCCTCGGATTATTCCCCAAGTAGTAACGAAAACTATCAGCATTATGCATATCAGCAGCAGCGCAAGCATGATGCCCAACAGCATCTTGCCCACGTCCCACATGGTATGCGATACTCGCGCCCAAAATCTTTTCCATTTACTCTGGTGGTTCCATCTGCGGATCTCTTCGTTGAGCGTGATCCACTCAAAGTTCCCCGGTTCAAAATTCCCCTTGTCGCCGATCCGGCCCGGGCACATTCTCATTGCCACGTTTTCACCGTTGCTTCTCTCTTCGTCGTAGCCGTTTGCCAGCGCCCATTTTTTAAACCGGAAGTAGTCCTTCCATTCGTCGCAGACGGTCACCCCGGCTTTTTTGTACGCTTTTTTCGGGCTGCGCCCTTCATAGCCTTTATCCCGGTAGCACCGGCGCATCATGTAGCTCCAGTTCCGATACATCCACGATCTCTGTTCCTCGGGTGTCACCCGCGCTTCGGTCTCTCGCATCAGATCGGTAATGTCCTCCACCTTTTTGCTTGCCACGGCTCACGCCTCCTTCCGCTCGTCTTTCTTGCTCTCCATGAGCTTTGCGCACGCGGCCATACCCTGCAGATACATCAGCGCACCCTCTCGCAGTTCAGGCTTCAGCTTGTTCATCTCGGCCGCAATGGTCTCGACCTGGTTTTTCTGTTCTTCCGACATTGATCTCACCTCGTCTCACATGTTATCTAACTTGTGAGTATAGCGTAACACCATAGTTAGGCTTTGTCAATATGTTTTTTCGCTTTTCCGCAAATTTTTATTGACACAGTTAGATTATAGCTGTATGATATCAGTATGGAGGTGATCCTGTGAATGAACGCATACGTCAGCTTCGGAACTCTTTGAAGCTTTCTCAAGCTGAATTTGGCGCAAAAATTGGCCTATCACAAAATTATATATGGATGATTGAGAAGGGTGAGCGCACGCCCAGTGACCGCACCGTCTCGGATATTTGCCGGGAATTCGGCGTATCGCTCGCATGGCTGGAGGATGGCGTCGGCGAAATGTATGTGCAGCGGAGCATGAACGAGGAGCTTGGCCTTATGGTCTCTACTCTCATGGGCGAGGCTGACGAGTCTTTCCGCAAGCGCTTCATTTCCGCTATGATGGAGCTGCCGTCGGAGTTCTGGCCAGAATTCGAGAAATTCCTGAAAAAAATCACCGGAAGCAATTAAAATGCTTCCGGCGTTCTTTTTTTATATTGATATTTCAATTCTTATAATCCCACGCATAAAACGCAGTATGATCTTCAGCTGCTCCGGCGTTGCCCGCTCGAGCAGGCTTTCAATCTCCGCTATGAGGTGTTGTTTCGTATTTTTCATTTCATCTCCCCCATTTCTCCACAAAAAGACCGTTCATTTTTTGTTCACTTTTCCGGTTGTTCTTTCTTCTGCGGTGGCTTACAATATTTGTAGATTCCTTTTCCTGACTCGCATGATTATATTAGAACATACGTTCGTTAATTACAATTATGAGAGTCTACAAAAAATTACATATAATTTTGTGAGGGGTAGCTATGGATGTCAATAAGCGTCTCCCCAATGCATGGACGGAGGTCTGGGATTTTCAGCTAGCCGGTTCCTCTTTTAAGGCCTCGGATGGCTCATACCGACAGACCTCACTCCGGAGAGCATTCAAGAAACAAGAGGATCTCGAGCCCGTTCTCGTTGAGCTTGAGCGATATGAGTATGATGGAGCTCCTGCGTATCGTGTCTATTTTGATGATCGTGAAGTTGGCAACATCCCAAAAGATGTTGCAGCTGAGCTTTCTCGGATGGAGGATAGCGGATACACTGTCTTCGGCGATGACTGCGAAGTCTACGGGGGCCCTGACGACGATTTCCCAGACAAGAAATTTGGTGCTCGCGTGTATGTCAGACTGCGTCGCAAAATTACGGAATCCGAACGGCAAGATGAGCTGTCAAGGCTTGCACGTAAAGCTGCAGAAACGACTTCTGATTCTGGTTTCCCACGTGCCGACAGCACCGGAGGCAATGAGTCCCACGCTCCAGAGCCCTCGGAAAAACGCCCCC